ATTTCTGAATCTACTTTTTTATTATCCATCTGTGCTTGCATAATATCTTTAGCACCACTCTGTCCAATTAACAAACCTGCGAGTGTTCCTGTAATAAATGTAGCAACTGATCCAAGCACATTAAAGAACATCTTATCATTTTCTGATTGTGCTCCAATTGGTTGTGTTACAAATATAAGAGCATATAAAATTCCTAATGCTGTAAATAATAAAATTGCTCCTAGCGTACAACCAAGAATAAACTTTAGTCGTGCATCAAGATCTTGCGGTGTTAATCTTTGCTTACTCATCCTGTTTTCCTATCAAGTCTTTTGTACAAGTTCCTGTAGCCTCACACAATGGTGGATTACATTCTGCCTTTTCCCAGTTTGCTGGATCCTGGCAAGGATAACGATAGTGACCGTCATACCCACAGCCACTAAGGCCTAATACAAGTATACACGATAGTAAAATATGACGAATTCTCATATTAGCATTATACCAATATATTATTCTTTATCTTCACGAAGAGGGATGGTAATAAGCCATAGGGCTATTGATATTAATGTGGCTACCCCCACTACCTGCTGGGCGGTACCTGTAAGGGTAAGCCAAGCAATAAAGAAGCCAAGAATGGTGAATATTTGGGCAATACTCTCAATTACAGCAGCCTTAAACCACTTAAGAAGCCCCTTAATTATCCTTTTAATCATGTTCATATTATAACCTCCTTAGTGACATAACTGAACTAACAATATTTCCTACCAAAATAACAGGAATGACTACCTCTTGAACCTTCTCTCTTTGATCATCTGTCATATCCTTACCCCATTCTGTAGGACTTAGTACTTTTTCAAAATCTATATCTGTTAATGTCCCAAGTGGGTCTGCTAAAAACGCTTCTGTTTGTACTTCAGTGATAGCGTCTGCTAATGTAAATGGCATTGCTGAATCCCCCGCTTCTGCTGCTCTGCTTTCAAACTCTACAAACGCTGTAGCAATTTCTGGATCAGACTTCATTGCCTCTGCAATCTTTTCAACTTCTGATGCCTTGATACCTAAGTCTTGCGCTACCTCTGCCTTTGCTTCTTGGGTCAAAGACTTAAGGGTTTGGCTAACTGCTGCCACTTGCTCAGGTGAAAGTGTAACTAACTTATTATCTTTGCTTGTAAGATTAGCAATAACTCCAGATAAATCTTCTGCTGTTCCTGTACCCTTTTCAGGAATTAATTCTTTTATTTCATCATCTATTTCAGGGGTTGGCTCTGGTGTTGGTTCAGGTCCAGGAGTAGGTTCAGGAGTTGGATCAGTAGTAGGCTCTGGCGTAGGCTCTATAGTTGGTTCTGGTTCTGGTGTTGGCTCTGGCTCTGGAGTTGGATCTATTGTAGGTTCAGGAGTTGGTTCTGGTTCTGGTGTAGGTTCAGGGGTTGGTTCTACTGTAGGTTCAGGTGTTGGCTCTACGGTTGGCTCTGGAGTTGGTTCTACAGTTGGCTCAGGGTCTGGACTTGCTACAGGTGTTGGTTGATTCGCTGCAGCATTTGCTGCTGCCTGAGCAATAGCAATTTGTATTTCTCTTTCTAATTGCTCATCATAATAATCCCAAGCATTTTGTATTGCATTATCCATATCAATAATTGCTTGATTATAAACAGAAATAGCATTATTTTTTGCAGCCAAAGCATCTGTTAGGTTTTGTTGTGCTGTTGTTAGGTTTTGTGTAGCGGTTGTTAGGTTTTGATTTAATGTTGTGAGGTTTTGAACTTCAGAATTATATGTACTAAGTTTATTATTATAATTGTTTTGTGCTGTTTGTTGTGCTGATACTGCCTCATTATATGCATCTATTTGTGCTTGTGTTGCACCAGATCCATATGAAAATGTATTAAGATTACAACTAAATCCTACCCCCCATCCACCAGTATAATCGCAACCTGCTCCAGTCCAACCTCCAGGAATTGCCCATCCAAGATGATAGTATCCTGGGCCTCCTCCGTTATACCACCAAATTTCTACATCTAAAGTTTTATCTTGGCTAACATCATAAACTGGAGAGTACGAACTCCATCTAACTCCCTGTTCCACCCAGTTATTTACTGCAAGTTGTCCATTAATATACATTTTAAATCCATCATCTGTATACCCTGCAAAATATGTTGAGGTCCAATGAGAGGGAACAGTAATGGTTCCAGTAAATTTAACTATAAAATCTTCATATCTACCGCATACTGGTGGCTGCATTGAATTTGAATTCCAAACTCCAGTACATATAACACCGCTTGGAATTGCTACTCCACCAAACCCTCTTGTAAGATAATATACTGTATATTGTAATCCTGAATTACCAGCATTTGAAATTGCTGCTTGTGTTGTTTGAACATTTAAATTGGCTATATCTAAGGCGTCTTGTGCATCATTTTTATCTTGTAATGCTGTAGCAACTGTTACTGTTTGTCCATCTACTGCTGATTGGGCTAATGTTTTTTCTTCAACTGCCGTGGCTTCTGTTATTACCGCAGAGTCATATATATCGTATGCATTATCTCTATCTTGTTTAGCCTGTATGGCATCATTATATTTTTCTTCTGCTATATTTATTAAATTATTAAACTCATCTTTATAATTAAGATCTTCTACGCTGTCTTTAAGGTCTTGTATTTCTTGGGCAGCAATTGCTATTGGATCATCAGAGTTAGCCTCTGTAGGAGCCACTATAAGCCAACCAAAGGCCAAGAAACTGGCTAGTGCTATGCGTATTAGTCTTTTTATTTTCCTTTCCTCCAACAAATAATAAGATGATTATATCATTTTATTATAAAAGAAAAGGGAGCCAGTTTCCTGACTCCCAATCTTTTTAAGTATTAATTACTTAATCAAAGGTAGTCTCTTGCTCTTAGGCAATGACTTGTTTGCTAATGCAATTGCAGCATTTGCAATCTTCTTTGTATCTGCAATTCCTTTAATTGCAGTAGCAAGGTCTGCTTTTAACTTTGCAATTTCTGCATCCTTAGAAGCGCTTGCATCTGATGCAACCTTTGCAGCAGCAGCAGCCTTATCGACTTCTGCCTTTACAGCAGCAGCCTTGTCAGCATCTGCAGCAGCCTTAGCAGCAACAGCATCAGCAGTAGCCTTAGCAGCAGCAGTAGCAGCGTCTGCTACAGCCTTAGCAAGAGCAGCATCTACTGCAGCCTTAGCAGCAATAGCAGCATCCTTAGCAGCCTTTTCAGCAGCAAGTTCTCCAAGAAGATCACGAACTGTGATTGTCTTGACTACGCTTGAAGTTACTGTGTTGAAACCTGTTACAACAGATGCAACATCAGATGAGTTTGTAACAGATACAACAAGGGTTGAAGAACCAGTTGTTGGCAGTGTTACCTTGAAGTCTGCTTGACCAAAGTTAGTCAAAGTAGCGCCAGTTGTAGCAGTAGTTGTATCAAGAGTTCCACCAACAACAAGTGCTGTTAGACCCTTACCTGATACCTTGTTACCAAATACGTCTGTTGCTGTTACTGTTGCAGTTACAACGCTTGAAGTTGTTCCCGCATCAGCAGCAGAAAGTGCAAGAGTGTTAATCTTTCCTGCAGTTCCTTGTACATAATATGTTAGGGTTGTTCCCTGATTGGTAATTGTTACAGTACCAATTGCAGTTGTCTTTGTATAAACCCAAAATGTTGCAGTTGTTCCTGTTCCAGTTGCAATTGTCAAAGATGAAGATCCTGATGATGCAGATACTGGTGCAGCAGATGTGTGCAATGCAGAAACAATTGTTGCATTTGTTGTTGCTACAGTTACTGATGTTCCTGTATCAACTGTTGCAACAAACTTGAGTGCGTCAGCAGCGTCAACTGTGTTGTCTGCTGGTACTGGCAATGATGCAGGTGTAGCAATTGCGGATGCTGTTGTATTAGCAGTTCCGTCAAGTGATACAGCGACTGTCATTACGGCTGCGCTTGCAGGCGAAGCCACGATTGTTGCGGTAGTCATGGCTGCAACCACGGCTAGAGCGATTTTCTTTAATGAATTCATTTTTCTCCTTGTATATTCATTTTATTTATATTGTTTTTAGTCTATCCAAATAGTCTTTTATGTCTTCTATTTGACTAGGCTTATATTGTATCACGTTCTCAGGAAGCGTGTCAATTCTGCGTGGCTTATCCTTAAATGTATGAACTTCAACTTCAAGGTTTTGATCTCTAGGGGTATGAGAAATAGCACCGAAAATAGAGCCACACACAGCATCAGCCAAGTCCTTTGATTTTTTACGTGGGTGATCTACCTTATCATTTTTCATAATCTTAAGTTCTGTTAATTCCTCAAACAAAAGTTCGATGGCAGGCATAGCAAGTCTTTCTTCATATACAAGCATAGCCATATCCTCATAGTGTTTCTTGGAAACAGACACAGTTTCTGTTCTCATGCCTACCGCCTGTAATTCATTTTGAATATCAAATGACTGCCATCTGTCAAATGTTACTAAACCTATATTAAATCCAAGTCTGCGTAGGTTTTGTATCCATTGCTTTACCTCAGACAGATTTACTGGACCCTCTACCTTTGGCTCCCACCATGCTACAGCGTCAACAACTACTACTGGGGATATCTGTTCATAGTCTTTAATTACTTGAACGTTAACCCACTTCTCAACATGTGCAATTGCTACTGCACACTTGTCATGCTTTTGTGCAAGATCAGCATGAACAAAATAAATCTTTTCTGGATCTGGTTTAAAGTTTTCTTCAAACCTTCTAAAAGTATCAAGAGGATTTCTAATGCTCATACAGGCTCTTACTTTGTCTGCCTGCTTAAAAAATGCATCAGAGGCATATGTAGGGACACAAGCAAAACGCATCATTGCATCGCCAAGATCTGTCATGAAAGCAATCTTAAAATCATCAATCTTTCTAGTTGGATTAACTTCCCATGTGGGTCTTTTTAAACCAAATACTCCAGGATACTTATAAGACTTTATATGATCTTCATCCCATGTAATTTCAAACCAATTATCCTTATCGTCTTCTGGCAATAGTGGATTAATAATAAATCTATGGCTCTTTGTTACTACTTCTTTGTCAGCAATTACTGCTTCATATCGTTCAGAAATAAAGTCTCCATTATATCGTGGGAATGAAAGAAGAACTACCTTTCCAAGATCAGGAAATCTAGAATCTACTGAGCCACGAAACGCTTTATATATATTATCTGCAGTCTTTCCTTGTTCATTTCCAGTTGCAACTTCTGATGCAAACCCAGAGATCTCATCAAGAACTGCAAGTAAAAGATTTAAACCCTCATGAGATTCACGTTCTGAGTGTCCAGAATAAACAGTTACTGACTTATCAAAACTAATAGAGTCAACTTTTGCTTCATACTTACCAGCAAACCAAGGTGACCTCTCAATCTTTGATTTAAAGCCTTTAAAGAAAACATTTTTTGCTTGTTGTGCATTAATAGCAACATTAATTAAATCTATAGCGTCTCCAGATGGTTTTCCGAAGTACTTTGCAGGGTCTTTAAGACAAAGTAGTTTGTATACAATATAAGCACAAGCCACAGTAGAGGTGAAATCTTTACCGCTACCTTTGCCAAGTTGTAAAATGATTTCATTTTTTGTATATTTTTCATAGTACCTTGCACCTTCTTCTTCTCCCATAATTGATTGAAGATCTTCTTTTCTATATATTTGACTCATTGCTTCAACAATATTATATTGAATATCTGATAATCCTGGCTGACCTAAATAATCTAGAGACTCTACAAATGTTTTTGCATCTACTGGAGTTTCTTCAAAATTATTATCAGCAAGCGCTTCTAAAAAATCATCAAACATTGTGGACAATTGTAATCACTTCGTCCTTTTTGGCAACATCAGAAAGTCTACGCATAATCTCATCACGAATCTGTGGGTACTCAGAAGCAATATCCCTTAAAATTGCCATAAGCACTTCTTGCTTTTTTTCTATTTGTAGCATCTCTTCTGCAAGTTCTTTATTCTCAAGCAAACCTGCTTTTTGTAGCATATCAATTCTCTTAGACTCAATATCCATAACTAGTTTAATTGCTTGGGTCTTTGCCCCAAGATTATTAGTTAATGATGCCTCATCAATCACCTCGTAAGACTTTGCAATTAATTTATTATAATGTGTATCTGCAACTGCAAGGGCCTCTTTAGCACGAGCACGAATTGCATCATTTGCTGAAGCCATAACTTTCCACTCATTGATATGTTGTACTACACGAGTGCGTGGTATTGCAAGATCTTTAGAAATTTTTGTAGGATCATTTCCTTTTAGATATTCTCCAACTACGACGTTTATTTCATCCAAATGTTTAACTAAGTCTTCTTCAGTCGACATGACCATAGGCCTCTCTTCTTTCTAATTCTTTTGCCTTTGCTATTTTTAATAAAACAAGATAACCGATAAGATCATCAATATCATTATCTCCGACATACGATGTGCCCTTCATTATTCTGCTTAACTTATCGTCAATACGAACATGTAGTTGTTCTCTTGCGTCTGCTCTACTAAAAATACGAACTGGCTCTAATGCAGAATTTCCATATGCTATGTTCTTTTTAATAAGCATATGTGCAATTTCATGACAAGATTCATATATCTCTTTGCCAGCAGATGTGCCTACTGTAAGCAAGTATAAGTCATCACATCTAAAATTATTGACATCTGAAAATACTGGATTCATCGCTTTGACTTCCTTAGCCCAAATTTAGCAAGGTATACATAAATAGTTTCCACGCTAACCCCACATTCTTTTGCTATAGCCTCTGGAGATTTTTTATCAATATGATATCTTTTTTTAAGCCATAGTTCATTTGTATACAGTTTAGCACCCATAGTCACTCCTTGTCAAATCCAACAGCCTTTTCCCAATTATTTACAGCCCAATGACCTATTCCACATGCGTCTGCAACATCATTATCATTAATAGTTCTGTCATAAATAATATCTATTAATTTCATTGTTCTTTCTTTTCTAAAGTTACGCTCATATGTTTTATACCAAGAATCTGATTTTCCAGGATTTTTAGATCTTATAGTTAACTGCTCTTCTTTAGTTAATTTTTTATTACCAATATAATTTTGCCAGGTAATTGGAGATACCTTTCCTATTATTGTTGTTGCTGATTGACCTGCTGCTCCAAGTATGGCTCCTTGGACTAACGCAAGATCTGCAGCAGTTTTAGGACTATTCATAAACACTGTATGCTCAATTACAATTGCCTCAAACCCCCCATAGTAATCAAAAAATGCTTTTGTTTTTTTACCAGCATCCATAACTTTTTCATAAATATTTTTGCCATCAAATTTTATTTTACCGACAACGCCTAATGTTTTTTCTTGTGCATTAAACAATGCAAATGCAAGACTAGTTGTACTTGCATCAATAGAACAAATTGTAATAGGTAAATTATTTTCGTTTATCATTTGTTTTATTTTTTATATCTTTCAATGCTCTTTTAACCTGATTTGGGTTAATGTTACATTTTGTACATAATGGATCGTCATTGTATATAGAAAGTTTTTCATTACATTTCTTACAAACACGATTCTTTCCTTTTCTTTTCTGTCTTCTAGTTTGTATATATCGTTGTGCTATTTTTTCTTTAGTAGCAGAATCTCTACACTTTTCAGAACAATATATTTGATAAGAAATTAATGATTCAAAATTATGATCACACCATTTACAATTTTTCATCTTCTAGCAACTCCAGAGGTCTAAGTTTAATTACCCCTGTCTCTGCTTCAGCACATGCTTTTTGAATTGGACATACTTTACAAATTTTAGAGTTTGACCTATAAGGCTTCTGTGGCAAATTTCTTTCCTGCCAAGCCTTATAAACTTCCCTCATCCAATCAAATGCCTGGTCTACCCACCGACGGTAATGATCATTTACTACTACAGGTAAAGTTAATAACTCATGATTATTTTTATTTTCATAAATCATTACGCCTTTACCAATTTTCCAAACCTTCATATATATTAGCAACTGCATAAGATGACCCATCTTAGGCTTTCTGCTATTCTTTTTATATTCAAATCCTTCGTTAGTAATTGTTTTAATTTCACCAACTAGTCTTTCTCCATTATAGTTAAGCATAACGTCGCCGTAACCATCAAAAGGAGGGTCTTCTGTTTTAACTCTAAACTCCATTGCTGGATGAGTCTGCTTATTATACTTACGTGGGATTGTATCCATCTCCATTGTTTCATCAAGAAGGCCAGCGTCTTTGATTGCTTCTTGAATTCTTTCATGGCCTAACGTTCCATTTGTTCTGTTTGCAACACCATATGCATCTGAATTATCATGATGAACCTGCCCATCAAAAGCCAAGAACCAATATCTTGGACATTCTCCAGCACCATATGTTAGCGCTGATGCAGAAAAGTTTGTTTTTTTACTAAACCTTGGTTTTGTTTTTGTAAGATATCCAGACTCTATTTTTTGAATTAAGCCCTCTATAAAACTAGTATCCTCTTCTGGATAATTACTTTTCTTTTTACCTGCATCTTTTATCATAACTTGCTGTAATAAATTTTTTGTCATTTTTTATCCTTAATTTTAGTTAATTATATCAGATATCATCTAGTTATATATTTTAGTGCAGAAACAAGATTATTGATAGATTCTGCTGCTGTATAATATAAATTTTTTTTATTTCTATTAGACTTGTCAACATTTGCCATCCAAGTTGCCCTTAATGACATTTTTGATGCTATAGCCTGTAATCTTACTATCTCTAATGTAGCAACATTCATAGGAATATCTGGCTTCAATATTAATTTGGCTATTGTAGTTAGCGCAACAGTAAGTTCTTCATCTTCCATATAATCTGATATTTCTGAAAGACCATTAATCATTTCTAATGTTGTTTGATTTGAAACTGTATCATTCATAACTCTATGGCCTCTTCAGGAATATTGCACTTTTCTTTCCAATATTTTTCTTTAATTGACATTTTATCGATCCACTCTTTGGTAACTTTTCCTCTTGGATCATTTACTTTAGTAAAATGACAAAAAATCATATCAAAATAATCATTGCTGTCAAAATCTAAATACTCACGCCAGTGTATTTGATCTGTACCTGAAAACACCAATCCCTGATTATTTTTTAATGTTATAGGGTTTCCTTCTATAACTATTGGCCATGGCTTTGTTCCTTTTATTTGAACATCAAAAGTTAGTTTATGATCTTCAAAAGCGTCATCAAAATGTGGATATAGTTTTAATTGATATCCCCATTCGGTGGTATATCTTGCAAACTGATATGCGTTTAAGATCCAGTCTTGTCCATATATATCTTGAATTGTTTTTTCAAGTTTAAGCCTTATGTCTTCTCCCAAAGATACGAGATATGCTCTATGCCCCATTGAGCGTTGAACAATAGTTGTCTCAAAATCTGTAGAATTGACTATATCATAAATATTTTTTATATCTTCATCACTTAAAACATTGTCTACTATAATATTTTCTATTTGTTCCATTGTTTCCATATATCTATTATACACCATCCACTAGTTGTTCTAATATAGCAAATTCAGTTATAGCCAATCTAATCTTATTGTTTCCATCTCCAATAATAACAATAATTGCTGGGTCATTACCATTTTTAATAGCATCTGTTACCACTTTTGCCCATACGTCCTTATTGATTGTAAATGATTTTCCAACTTCTTTAAAATCTACTGTAAAGTTATTCCAGGTGGCGTCACCTTTATGAGTATTTCTACCAGAATTTTTGTGTTGTTTTGCACCTATCCTTTTGCTTTCATTTTTTTCACTCATGTCTTTTAGCCTTTTTATATCCTACTTTAAATAATTGACTTTCAGATAAATGTTTTTTAGAACACATCCAAGAAGACATTCCAGTATCTGCATAAAGACGAAGAGTTTTTACTTCTTCTTTACAAATTTTACAAGGAAATTTTCCTTCGTAAATGGTATATTTACTCACCTATTTTATCCTTAATCATTTTTTGTAGATCAAGATCCTCTCTTACACGATTAACAAATCCCTCTCTACCCTGAACTTTTGAGCCATCTGGAAGTAAATACCATGCGCCAGTTCTTTCAACTATGCCAACAAGTTCAGCAGTGTCAACAAGATCAGCGACCCCATCAATGCCCAAGTTATCGCCTCTAAAATAGAAATCATACTCGCCAGACTGAAATGCAGGAGAGGTTTTGGAAAACTGGAGTTCCCATCTAATCTTTCTACCAATCTTTTCTTCAATAGCCTTGTCACCAACATATATTTTTCCTTTCAATGCCTGATTATCTGATTCAGATGAAAACAGTTTTATTACAGTTGATGAATAAAATTTAGTAGCCTGACCACCAGTTGGTTGTTGGCTTGTATACATTGCATTAATGTTATTTCTGGATTGAGAAATAAGAATTAACAATGTTGGCTTAACCTTATTATTTGCATAGTTGAGCATTTTCCAAGCATTGCTGAAGTCACGAGACTCTGCACCAATTTGTTTTGTATTTTCTAATTGCTTTAATTCTGATGAATCTTTTTCAAAATAAATTGCTGGAAGCAAAGAAGTAATTGAGTCAACAACAATTATGTCAACTCCAGCCTCAATTAGATTTACTCCAACATCTACCATTTCATTAATAGTTCTTGCTTGTGAAACAATTAATTTTGAAGTATCTACACCTAACTTTTCTGCCCAATCTTTGTCGTATGACATTTCTGCATCTATCCATGCACATACCTTTCCCTCTTTTTGTGCTAATGCAATTGTTTGAAGGCATAAAGATGATTTTGCACTTGACTTGCTACCCCAAACAAGAACTTGTCTGCCATACGGTAATCCACCATTTAATGCACGGTTTAGTCCAAAACTTGGAGTTGTAGCATATTCTGTTTTAGGAACTTCATCTCCTACAAGAATGCTCTTTCTTAATTTAGGATTTAGTTGTGCTAATACATCTTCAAGACTAACCGACATTTATATCCTCCAATATTACTGTACCGTCTTTAGTTTTACCTAATTCAAATTTATATGCGTGTCCTTCTTCAATCTTCATATATGCTTTAGCAAATGCAGTAGGAAATACTGTTACTGGATGAAGTTCTCTAGATGTGTCTGCTAGAGTTAGAGAAGCCATCTTTTTCCCTGCTTTCGTTATCCTAGGTTTAAAGGATACCACAAATAATTCGTCATCCTTATATGGCAACATCCTGTAGTTTAAGAATTTAACTAAAGCAGAATCAGATCCTTTTATCTCGTCCACAGGAACAGCACTAACAATTCTGTTATCAGAACAGAGTGCAATATAACTTCGTCCAGCCTCAATTGTGGTTTGTTCTTCATCAAATACACCAATACTTCCTGTTTTGTCTAATATTTCAACACGAGACCAACCTTTTCCTCGTTTAATTCCTTTTACCATTCCCATAAGAATAAACGATCCTTTTTCTTCAAAGTCTTCTACTTGATTGATAAAAGCATGATAATGCGAAGGAACTGTTTGTGTAAATTCTGGCAAACCTAAATACTCATATAGGTTTTCACGAATTTCATTATCGTTTCTTGGATTATCTGGAAATGTAGCAGCACCAATAACTCTTAATGCCTCTAGTGCTCTGCTGTTGACTCCATTACCTTTTGTAAATGTAAAGGTTTTAACTTCCTCGAAAGACTTAAAAGGTCGTGCCGATATATATCGTTCTGCAATCTTATCAGAGATAAACTTGATCCCCGAGAGTCCAAACCGAATGCCTTTGCCCTCAATTTTAAAATCAATATCCGAATCGTTAATGTGAGGTAGTTTAATGCTAATCCCCATTCTTTTCGCTTCAATAAGATATTCAGTTCGTGCATCTTTGTCCCTTTCATTCTTAAGCAATGAGTACATAAACTCAATTGGATAATAATACTTTAGCCATGCCGTCCAATACGAGAGCGTAGAGTAAGCAACCGCATGAGACTTGTTGAACGAATAGCCCGCATGCGCCTCAAAGTCATGCCATAAATCACGAGCCTGATTAGGACTAACAAACTTAGAAGCCCCATCAACGAACTTATCACGAAAAACATCAAACTCTCTAGCATCTTTCTTTTTGCCAATGATCTTACGAACCTTATCAGCCTCAGACCAAGACATTCCTCCTAACTGAACACAGGCCTGCATAACCTGCTCTTGGTATAGGATACACCCATATGTTTCTTCTGTGAAAGGCTTCATGGTTTGATGAAGATAATTTACAGCCTGCCTACCGTGCTTTCTTTCAATATAATCTTTACCAATAGTATTCATGGCTCCTGGACGAACTAAGGCGTTTGAAGCGGATAACTCTGCTAGATTTTTTACACCCATCTTAACTAGCAGATTAGTATATGGTGTTGCTTCACATTGAAATACGCCTTTTGTATAACCTTCAGATAGCATCTGATAAACCTTAGAATCATCCATATCAAGATTTAAAAGGTTTATCTCAGTACCTTCTCGCTCCTTAATAATTTTTAATGTATCATTAATAACGCTTAAGGTTTTAAGACCAAGTGCGTCGATCTTGATGAGTCCGATTTTTTCAGCCTCTTCCATGTCAACCGCCACAACAGGAATGCGCTCATCGGAACCAGGAGAATTACGTGTCTCCATCGGTGCGTACCTAAAAATAGGATTTTTACTAGTGACAACACCAGCAGCATGAATGCCAGTACCTCTAATACGACCACGAAGTTGTTCTCCATATTGCTCCACCTCTGGATATTTTTCTCTAAACCAAGCAGTAGTCTTAGATGAGCAATACTCATCCCAAGTATCTACTAACTTCAAGACTTTGTTTACATCTACTAATGGTATATTTAATGCACGAGCAACATCTCGCACAACACCCTTATCTTTAAATTCTAAAAATGTTGCAATAGAAGCAACATGTTTGTATTGTCTAACAAGATAATCTTTTACTTCATCACGACGAGAGTCTTGAATATCTGTATCAATATCTGGAAAGTCATTACGCTCAGGATTAATAAATCGAAAAAACAAAAGTCCATGCTCTATCGGGTCAATATCAGTAATTCCAAGTGCATAGCAAAGCAAAGATCCTGCAGAAGATCCACGCCCTGGACCAACCATAATACCTTCTTTCTTTGCCCAACTAATCATGCTTTGTACAACAAGAAAATATGGTCCAAAGTTTTTATCTTTAATAACTTTAAGTTCTTCTTCAAGTCTATCAATGTAAACCTGATTATCAAATAAACCTTTATCTTTTAATCCTTGATAAGCAAGATCTGAAAGTTGTTTGTCTGGATTTTTATACTGAACTGGTAGTAGATTTAGTCCATCTTGTATATCATAGTCTTCAATCTTATTGGCAAGGTCAATGGTATTTTCATAAATATCAGTTCTCCATACCGCCTGCTTTTCCATTGCCTCTTTGATTTCTTCATATGATAATAAATGAATATCAAACTTATTAAACGACATCTGTCTATCTGCACCATATAAATAATCAAGTCGCTTCATTAAATCGCCTTGCTTCTTAGACTTTTCGTATGTAGCATCTTTTTGAATTTTATTAGAATATGTATTAAGAATTAATTTTAATTCCTGAATTTCTTTTTGTGATTGATCAACATGATGACAGTCAGGTGTAACTATAGGTTTGATTTTAAATTCATCTGCTAACTGTAGTATTGTTCTATTAATTGATTCATCATTATGTGGCATAACTTCAAGATAATAATCGTCACCAAACTCTTCTTTAAACCATTTAATATATTTCTTTGCCATGCCCAATTCGCCAAGTTCTATTGACTTAGCAACAATTCCACTTGGGCAAGCAGAAGATACAATAATACCTTCCTTGTACTTAGACAAAACGTCAAAGTCTATTCTTGGCTTTTTATAATATCCTTCTGTCCAAGCAATTTCATTTAGTTTGTTTAAGTTTTCTAAGCCCACCTTGTTCTTGGCTAGAAGGATTATATGATTATAAACCATATCTAACTGATCGGTTCGTTCGCTTTTATCTCGTTGATCAAAGCGATCTTCACACATATACCCTTCTATGCCAAGAATAGGCTTTATTCCATTTGACTTAGCAACACGATACATTTCTCTGTGGCCAGAAAGGGAGCCATGGTCAGTAATCGCTATTGCAGGCATACCCAACTTTGTAGCACGATCAACATATTCAGATGGCAACCCAATACCATCAAATAAGGAAAAGTGGGTATGTAAGTGTAATGGAACGTAGTTCATCTACTACCAGTCGATATTAGTCGCTGATGTAGATGAAGGCGAATCAAATCCAAGATAGAATGCTTCTTGTTCTGCATATGGAACACGTCGCAATGCTTTCTCTAATGGATATGGCTCAAGACCTTCCCAATTAAAAGGCTCCTTATCTGGAGCAGAAGGAATTAAAGTATATGATGTTTCAGTTCCCTGACCATTACGCTTTAACTTCCATGTAAGGTTGGAGATGCTTCCTGTTTCAAGAGCATACTCACGAATTGTATTAAATGCAGACTGCTTGCTTACACCCATTGACCAAATTGCAACATAGGGCTTATCTTCGATTCCGTCATCAACAAGAACATTGCAATAAAAACGAAGACGACCACGCCATCCGCTATTTCCCTTTGGATCTTTGCGATACATTTCTTCTGCCCAGTCACGGCCTTCAGTATCCAAAGTATCTACAGCCTTGCGCTTATAATCTTTTGGATTAGTATGTTCTTTAACAACAAGAGCAAGTCCACGACCCTCCGTGTAATGTGCAGAGTCTTCATCAAGTTCTTCAATAAAACGAATCTTCACAGATTGTCCATCGGCTAACTTCAACCAGCGTACCTTTGGTGCGCCTTCATCATTTTTCTTGTCGAGCAGGGCATTGATATTTTTTAGTCCCTTAATAACGCTCATATTTTTCTCCTTTGTTTTATCTAGTTTAGCATAGACAGTATTGATTTGTCAAATTGGTATTCCAATTCTTTTATTGACTTATCGTCCATATCGCCTATATCTTTATATTGTTTGTCTAAGTTAATTACAGTAACACTTCCATTTAATCTTTCAATTATTTTTTCTTTCATGTTACCGCCTGCCTCATCGTTATCAGCAATAATGATTATATCACTAAAATATCTTTGAAGCAAATCTATTTGTTTAGATGACACATTTGCACCCAGTGTTGCTACTGCTGGAAAGCCAACCTGATCTAGTCTGATAGCATCAAATGATGACTCTACTACATAGACTTTAGATGCAGTTTTAACTTTATTTAAATTAAATAATAATTTAGACTTAGGTAGTTTTGTTGTATTCTTAAATTCTTTACCTTCAACTGACCTTGCTACAAAACCAACGCATAGGCCCTCGTGGTTATATACTGGTATTGATATCATGTCCTGATTTTCAGAGTAGCCAAGTTTAAATTTAATTACAGACTCTTTGGTAATCTTTCTTTTAACAAAATAATCTTTTGCTCTTTCAGAAACAAGTGCTTGTTCATGTAATCTATCTACAACAGAAATATCAAACTCTGTCCACTCTTCTTTTTCAACTAACTTGTGGTTGACCTCAGATAAAATATTTGTTTCAACCTCTTTACTCTTAATAAATCTAACAGCCTCAAAATATGTTCTATTAGAAAAATGCATTACAAGTTCTACTAAGTCTGCTGTCTTGCTACAAGAAAAACAAAAAAACAATCCACTAAACTTATTTATTTCTCCAGCAGGTGTTCTATGGTTTGAATGAAAAGGACAAAATACTATATACTCAGACTCTGCTTCTTTTTCTATAGTTATGCCAGATCCTGAGAGTACTCTTTTAACTTGGCTGGTTGTGTATACACTGGCTTCGTTCCGTCTATTCCTAGTATCCATTCTGCTTTCTTTCTCCCGATATATATTCCATATACGCTTAGTTTAAATTCAAAGTAGTTTTTGTTTTCATTATATGATAGTGTAAATTGTGGATCAATGTCAAATCTAGGAGCATAACCAGATATTCGCATTTCTGATACCAGTAATCTGATATATTCTTGCTGTAATCTGTATATGGCAGAGTCATCATTGATGATCCCGTCCAAACCAAACCTTTTGATGGGCTTGTGCTGATATATCTCCATACCGCATATTATACTGACTTATCTTCATAATCTTTATATCTGTAATATCCCTTGTCAAAATCAGCCTGTACTAAGAATTCCCCCATAAAACCGTTACGATTCTTACGGAACACACACTCAATAATATCGCTATTTGTACCTCTACCAAGTGCCAAAACCCAGTCAGCATCATAGGCAATTTGTCTTGACCATGCTGTTTGACCAAGCGTTGGTACGGTCTCAAGTTTTGTAACATCGTCTGGAGTTGCAGATGAGATTGCAATAATTGGAACCTCTTCTGAGATAGCCATTAATTTTAATTCACGAGAAAGATTCTTCATACGAACAGTTTCATTATCTGACTTTTGGTTTGGACTCATGAGTTGCAAATAATCAACAATAACAAAGTCTGGTTTATATTGATCAATTTTTCCACGCAAAACTAATGGGGTAATATCTCCACCTGTATCATTTGAAATGATATGAAACTCTGGCTTACCGTGAACATGCTTAGCATGCCAAGACTTAAGCATGTCCATTTCTATTTGTCCAGCGCTTAACTTGCGGTGTGACCACAATCCTTCACCCATGATAGCAAACACACGATTTCTAACTTCAACCTCAGACATTTCAAGGCTAATGATCATAGGGCTACGACCCTGTTTCCAGGCCTGCACAGCGAAATAGAGAGACAACCATGACTTTCCTATACCTGGATATGCAAGAAAGACTCCTAACTGCCCTGGCATGATTCCAGAGGGTAGGTAGTTATCGAATCCTGGAAGGCCTGTCTTAATTCCTATAGCACCAGCCTCTTGTTGCTTTTTTAAATTTTCAAAATATGCAACAGCAGAATCTAAATCTGTTACATCGATATCACGAATGGCTGCAGTATTTTTTCTTAGTTCTGCTGTTTTTGTAATAAGTGTTTCAAGTGCTTCAACACCCTGTCCGCCCTGAACATCTGTAGCAGCAGATCTAATAATATCCTTTAAACTATTTGTAAGGTATTCTGCCTGCAACTCTTCAAGATGATGTTTGGTAGATCCAACTCCAGCAACTGGTTCAAAATCTCTAAATTTTTCTACTACTAAATCGGTAGGAGGTACTGTGGCATTATTCTCATAATACTTTCTAATAAAATGCCATACATCAACATGTGTAACTAATATATTTTCTATGTTGGCCTGTAATAAAACATGGGCCTGCTTATCTTTTAATACGGCTGAGATTAATTTTGACTCTGTATTATTCACCCAGCCACTCCTTTGCCATTATTCTACGTTGTGATCTATCCATTAAATCTTTTTCTTGTTCCTGTTTTCTTTCAAGTATATCATGTGCAATATATGCAAAATGATTCCACGATGGATTCTCTGTTACTTCAAAATAATATTCAAGCAATTGATAGCAAACATCTAGCCCGTATGACTCTATTAAAGCATCAGCAGACCACTGTTCAATCCACTTGTTATAGCGTGGCTCTTGTTCTAGTTTAAACTTATAATGTTTATCAAACCTACTTAACAGAGCAAATCGCTTCTGTTTTTCTGTCACATTACTCGCCTTCGGCTAATTCAACTTTTGCTTCTGCTATTTTTTCTGTTAACTTGTCTTCAACAAATTTGTAAACACGTTCAAAGGCTTGATCTGTATTTTCACCATCACGCTTTGCGTCTATAACTCCAAGGTCAAGCCTTAGTGACTGAAAATTTCCAAGATTGAGTGTATATCCAAGTGTTACTGAAACTTTTGTATCTTCCATTTCATACCCTTCTGTTATATTGATTCTGACCAAATTGGTATAAATCTACCATCTTCAGTCTTTGTATATGTAAGTATACCATCGCCCATTCTTCGTGTCAACTCAGCCTTGCTGGGCGTAATATCATTTGTTATTAAATTATCTTTTCGTGGTCTACCAATATGGTATGTTGCCAGTATATCACGAATCTCTTTTACTTGCGATTCAGAGTAATAACTTCTTACTTGCCATCCTCGTTCTCCGCCTTTTTGTGATCCAGTGGGGAAGGGAATTATTCCTCGTTTCATTAATGATGGCATATATTTTTTATGCCTATTAACTAAGTCAGCAGTTTCTCCTACTGTATACGCTCTTTCTCTTTTATTTTTAAAATCATTTATCAAACAACTTTCTATTTGATCTTTTGTTATATTATAAACAGACATAATACCATTTGATCTATTAAGATGATGTACACGCACTAAACTGCCATTAAGAAACCAAACCTTTTTATTTCCAGGAATTACAGGGGCGCTATTGTACTCTTCGCTCGTTTTATTTCCTTTTCTAGTAGCCATCTTCCTTCCTTAGAGTCGGACGGTGGATGAAAAAATCTTCGTGATCCACATTTAAAACAATATATTTCTAAATGAGAAATAGAGTTATAAACTCTATCTACCATCATATTTTTTTGACATTTTTTGCACTTTATCATTAATTAGGTATGCCGACGATAATTAAATTAACGCCGATTGAGACATCTCCAGTAGAATTAAAATTTACAACTCCATCTACTTTAGAAGTAGTTATAGATTTAATTACAACAGAAACATTTTTACCTGCTTCAGTTGCACCAATGTTTACTGGTGTAGCGGTTACAATTGGTGCAAATTTAAAATCTGCTGGAAAATTGTATGTAAAGGTTTGCTGAGTTCCTACACTCTGATTTGCACTTTTTACAACATCCGTATAACCTGCAATTATTCTGGTCTCAGATGCTTTTGCATTTTGCTGAACCCCATTTGGTACATCTACTGTAACATATTTATAAATTGCAGGCGAGACCTGTAAAGATAATTCATTAAGTGCATTTGCTATTTGATATATATACGATACATCTAATGGTTGACCTAATTCTGGTAGTGGTATTTTTGCCATAGTTCCTCCTGTCTAATTATATCAGACTACCCTCATTTTCAAACAATTCAGAATCTGCAAATCTTTCTAGTGGTATAGTTTTTACCTGAACTGCTATATGAACATATTCTTTATCTGCTGAATATACTATAGAATAATTTGTCTGTGATGTTTTAGTATAATATTGCCAGCCACTATTGTTCCATTTAATATAGATATAATACTCTTCAACATTTGCTTGAGGCTCCCAGGCTAAATTAATTACTTTATTTTGTGTATCAATAATCATGCTATTTAATATTTCTGATGGCGTGTCTTCTGCAAGAATTTTATAAACTGGAGACCAGTGGGATGTTCTATTTTTATCTTCAGATATAAATCTATATCTTAATACGTATTGCCTGTTATCTCCAAAAAATCCAGGTAGTTTAGATTTTGGAATAATTATTTTTTTAATTCCACGATCTGGAGTTGCCACTATTGCACATCCATTGCAAATCTAAATTCTAAATAATTTGTTGTATTTGCTGCCTTAATGATAGTTTCTGCATTTGTATTTTTTAATACAGTATAGCCAGTCAAACCATATACTGGGTTTGTTGTTGATATATTTTCAAATCTAATTGCATCTAACCCTATATAGAAATCTGATGAGAAAGAACCATTATTAATAACATTTGAATATATTTTAACAATACTAACATTATTCCAAGTAAATCCTGTACTCTTGTATAATTCTTGTAATTCTTTAGTTATTACATAGTATCTGTTATTAACAAAATCATAGTCATCAGAAGACATCACTACTTCAAAACGTGCCCACTCTCCAGTGCCAGCAGTATCGCTTTCTGCAAACTCCAGAAGAATTCTTACCTCATCTGGAACTATTGAAGGATCTGGATCTTTATTAATAATACTAAATGCTAATTTAATTTGATCTGTTGGAGCATTTTTATTAAAATCCAAGGAGGTACCTAAAAGATGAATATGATTAGTGTTAGTTCCTATTGATAAATGGTTATCTACTACAGTTAGGTCTGAAGTATCCCCCCTCATCATTACAATATTATTAAAAAATCTAGCACGTTCGTATCTTTCAATTCTATCTGTATTAGTAAATAATCTATTATCTGAATTTGTTTGAAATACAAGATCAGTCTGATTTATATTTCCATCTTCTAAAGTACCATCTAAAGGTTCATAAATAATTGGTAGGGCAGTTGCGGTATCGCTAGTATGATATTCCCAATTTTCATTTACAGTAAAAGCAAATAAAGATCTACTGTCGTATGCTCCTGCAGATGGGTTTGATCCAGCAGAAAATACACCAACTTCAGAAATCTCGTATCTTTCGTCCGTTGGCAGTTCCGCAGTTAAAACAATCTTATTAACACCAGAGTCATTTACATATCCACGAGAGGTTATTGGAACTCTAAACATTTCAAAATCTAAAGTTTGTTTTGCAGAATAATCTCCAAAATTTTGGTTTGTAGCCAATGGTTGTGCCCCACAACCGATAGCAATATATGAGGCATAGGCTGGAGCCTGCCCAATTAGATATTTGGCTAAAATATTCTTTCCTATATTAGTTATCATAAATTCACCTCGTATATTGTATCATCTAATACTTGTCCATCAGAAATAATAGATACTTCAACCTGTTCATCATTGGCTAGATTAATTACATTAATTACCAAATCTCCAGTTTCTGTGTCTATATAGACTATAGAGCAGTCTGGCCCAGTACCACATTCTGGTATTTTTGAGTTAAAGTTAATTGGAAATTTTTTAAAATAGTTGGCATCAATATCTTGAAGGGCTAAAATATTTTGTGGGTTATATTGAAAATAAACACTACTGAGATTTTTAATTGGTTGATACAGAACATCCTGACCATTGATTAATTCTGATCTTGTAATGTCAATTAATTCTTGTCCACCAATATTTTCAAAAATAAGATCTGTCATTATTTCAATAGGAACTACATCATCATTAAATAAAATAATTTCTGGGGTTGCTGGCTTGACAGAAGATGAATCATTTTGAAGATTAAGCATAATATCTGGATTATCTGGAGTAGCATTAAGACCAGTAATGGAGTCTAGATATGAGTTAAGTGCTTCCTCACTTGGAATTAATGTTCCAGGTTTCCACGTCATATTTACATCTGGGGTAGACGGATAATCATCGTAAACAATCTTGCCACTAGAGTCAAAATACGCCATTCTATACCTCGCTCATAAAAAGAGTCATCGTTGGCCCACTAGAATCTTTTTGATAATCTATATTATATACCACAAACCTACTGTTTTCTGAAGAGACTAAATTTTGGCTATTTTCGTCTTTATAATCAAGAGTAACAATATCTCCAAGTTGTACGATTGGTGTACTAAAAATTTTCATTCCTATAGATCTTCTTGGCTTCATTACCTTATTAATTATCCACGACATTAACTCTCTTGCATCATCTTCTGTCTGAATATAAGATGGTTGCAAAGAAAACTCTTTTTTGCCGTAGGTCAACCTACTGGTTTTAATTTTATCATAATCTTGCTGAGACCTTAATGGAGATATAATCAATCCATCTTTTCCTATTATTGGATCAGATAAATTACTGTTTTTTGCAAAATAGTTATCAACGCTTAATTCATTTTGTGATTGTTGTGTAAAAGTTATTCCTTGAATTCGTAAATAATTGCCACTAGTTTCGTCAAGATTAAGTGCTGTATCTGTAGCATTAAATATTAAAAATTCTGCACCATATGATCCAGCCCTAAACCCAGAAACCACATATCCTTTTATTCTATTAAAAGTAGGAGAAAGTTGTGCATAAAGCGCAGGATATGCCTTATCATATCTTACCTTCATATATGATGCCTCTCTCATAATAGATCCAAACTCATCAAAATATATGTTGAACTTAGGAGGTTCTGCTGTACTTATACCAGATAGGTAGGTAGACTGAATAATTCCAGACATTGCATATTTTCTAAATGATTCATTAGCATTAATTTCATCATCGCCAAACGCTGCTGCTACTGGAGTGTCTAAAGCAAAAACTGTATTTTGACTATAATTATTTGTAAGAGCATAAATATTTTCAAACATACACTTAGACCCGCCACGTACAAACAAAGCCATATTGTTATATGTTGGTAATGGAGAACTATCATCAACAACTTTAATTAATTTATTATTAATATATAAATAAAATCTTCTAATAGATCCTATATCTTGATACTCTACTGCTAAATCATATACTGTAGGATTTTCTTCACCAATTATTCTTGATTGTCCCGTAAATTTTCCATCATCAACAATAATATTGCCAAAACCGCCCCAAAGTTTTACTGGAATGGCATTTTGCTCTGAGTCAGACATAACCTTATAAAAAATTATATTATGTAAGTTTTCTGATTCGGAAGAATATTCGCTTACATTTTTTTCAGTTAAAGAGATAAGTTCAAAATAGTAACCAACATTTGTATCTGGATTTAACAGAACTGCTAAACCACCAGAACCACCAGAGATATTTAATCTTTGACTTGGCTGGCTACCTGGAAGAACATAATATGGCGTTGCATTTATTGGGGTTTGTCCTATAGTTTCACTTGCTTCAATTTTTCCAACAATCCTCATTCTTGTACCGAAATGTTTAAATTTATTGCTTAATGCTTTATATTGATACGAAACAAAATTTATAGGGGTGTCTGTGGTACTAAAAGAAGGACCGCTCATCACTAATGCAGATGATTGAACTGAGCCTGCCTGTGTTGACTTAATTGTATTATTTTGTGTTTCTTTTGTATAAGAATTTGATAAGAAGTTTTTGATAACTCCAGTTCTTATATTTTCTCTTGCTCTAGTATTGCTAATTCCTGCAGGACCATCACTTACCTCTAATGAAATCTCTGAGTCTTGCCCTAATCCAAAAAGATATTGGCTTTGCATTTCTATGCCACGTACATATTCGTTATTTGACCAATAACTATCTAAACCTGCTTTATGACTAAGTACTGGGGTTCCAAATTGTCCACGACCATGTCTTGCTACTTCGCCATTTTTCATAACAGTAATACCATTTATTTCTTCATATTTTGGTTCTGAATATATTCTAACTAATCCCGTAGGATAAATTTTTCCATTAAACGTTAGTTTAGACATATAATTTTGGTATTCTTGATTACTGCTAATCCAAACATTTCCTATGGCACCAACTGTTTGTGTAGTAAAAATTGTTTTTCCATTGCTGTCTTCAGAGACTATATTTTTTTCTGCTCCAGGAATACTATATTGAACTGCATCAAATCTAATTATTTCTCCATTAGCATAAAAATAGCCAGAGTGTCTACCTAACCAATAAACTGCTTCTCCTAAGTCAATTATGTTATTCCTTAAAGTATTATTAGTGACCGTTGGTATTGCTGAAGAAAGATCAGAGTTTAACGGAATTGCAGAAAGGCTATATGAGGATTGATTTCCGACTTCCCCATTTATTGACCGAAGAGTTTGATCTCCAGTTATTTCCCACAACAGTGCTGGCTTATATATCCAATTTTTTGCAGCAACCTCATTATCAACCATGCTGGCCTGCTTAATAGTTCCATATGATCTTTGTATATATCTAGAATTATACATAATTTTTCCATCATTAAAAATATTTTTATCTGTTGACGCAATATCAATTATATTTGTTAGTTTATTATTTGTATTTAAATTCTCTACGACTCCATTATCCAAGAAATCGTTTGATCCGTAAAATGTATATGAAGTATCTCTTTCATTTTCTAAAGGCATCATATAATTTTTACTCATCATAATAAAATTATTATATTCGTCAAAGAACATTGCTGTTTGTGTTGATATAGCAAGGTCTGATAATATTTCTGCAACACTTTTATCTGGTGCTATATAAAAAAATGGAATAATTAATTCTTTCTCTCCAGAAAGTCTTTTAAAATTATAATTAGAGAAACCTATTGAATCTAGAAGAAGCGAAACTGCATAACTTAAAGATACATTTGTAACTAACATTTCTGGTGCAGTAATAGATTCAAGGTAAAAGTATAAATCTCTAAGTTCTAAAGAAACTTTTCTATCATTTGGATTATGTTTTGGGAAACCTTCACAGTACATTGTCTTAATTGGAACTAAGTAATCATAGTCTTTTACATTAACAACAATATCATAAAATTTTATTTGTATATTATTGCTTAAATAATTTTTTATAATGCTTAAATTGTTATTTTCATTAAAAGCATTATCATAATCAAAAATAGTTAGTGAGCCGACAGATGCAAGTAATTGTCCAACTGGTAGGCCACTTGTTCCAAGATCTGAAGCAGATTTTTTAACACTAAAAAATGTTGTTTTATCAGAAATATCAACGACAAGTCTTGGAGACATTTCTATTAAATCAAAAGTAGAATTTGTTTTGTTCATTGTATCAATAACAATTCTTATGCCCTTTATATATTCAAACTCACGATAAATATTTTTACCATCTGTAGAAGAAATAAAAGTATTTGGATTTGTAAGATCATTAACAAAATTTGTTAATCTGCTTACAGTCTCTTCTTCTAAATACCATCCATACTCTGGTGTAAATATTTCCCATTGATCGTTAAACCATATATGATACTTACCCAAATCATTGTCATTGGCCTTAATTAAATAGGCATATCCATTTATAGATTTTTCTGGTAAAAAGGATAAATTATTATATTCTTCTGCACGTATAAAGACATCTTTATACTTATCTGGTACCTTTAATCCATATGCTAGTTCTACATATCCGTCTTCTTTTATTATTTGTGTGCCGTCTCTTCTAAGGGAACCAGAACTAAAAGAAATTATATCAATCCAGTTAGTGTCTATCAAATATTGAACCTTCCATTGTGACGGAGTAGTTTTATTTGAATTTCCATACAATGAGTCTGGAAAAGATCCTGCTTTACTTGAAAATGGTCCAAGGTCTACTGATCCTACATTTGTTTGCATTTTTATAACAATTCTATTTGCTGGTACTGGATTTTCATATACTACAAATGGCGCTGCATCATCTATAAAATGTTGACCGTTAACTAATTTATTGGCAATTCCTCTTGCAATGCCAGATTCTGTTCTATATGATGTCCAGTATTTAAACTTATCATTTTTATCTGACATGTAATATCTTGGTCTATTAATCATGTTTGGATTAGAGTGATGCAACTTTCTTCCAGGAATGTAAGCAACTTTATTAATTCCAGATCTTGGCCTAAACTTTTTAAAACAATCTTCTAAAGAATAAAGCATTGTATTTTTTTTATTTTGTGCTAATAAAAACCAAGGCTGCTCGTTATCTGCTGGATCAATTCCGCCATCTATTTTAATGTCTGCATCTGTTGCATTTGTATAAAAATTTCCTATATCGTTAACATCAAATGTGTTTGGAATATTCTTATATTTATCTGATATATTTGAAGATGGCCTATATCTATAATTTCCAATTCTAAATATATTATTTGCTATATTCATATTCCACTCAGCAATGACTGCTGACTGAGTTTTAACAGTACTAGAAGATTCTAGATGACTTTTTAATTCTTCGTTTTGAAACATTATACCTCTTCCAAGGTTACGGCTATATTCCAAAAGTCGAAGTTATTTCCGCCTCTTTTTACTACAGTATAATTAAAATCAGTAAAATACATTTGCATTAATTGATTATATTGTGGAAGGTGTGCATATGCATTTGAATCTTTTCCAAAGTTAGAATATTTATCATACGCCAAATAAACCCAAAATGGACCCTTATGATTTTCATACCAATCTAATATTTCAACACCACCTGCTCCACCATCTGTTGTGTATTGTAAATCTGCTCCAGACGGACTTCCATATGAATTGTGTGGCGATAGTCCTGTTGTTGCATTAAATTCTGGTACCGTAAAGTATGATCTAGATGGTAGCATTTGCCAGGAAGTAGATAGTTGAAGTTTATCTGCAATGTGATAAGATCTCATACGACCATTTATCATTCTCTCTCTTTTTTCAATTCTTATTGGTCTAAAGTCTATTTCTTGTCTATTATCATCAGATAAAATTAAAAATTGATTATATAAAGATTCATCTGTTTCTGATCCAGGGTCTTGCCCTACTTCTAAGCCATTTGGTATATAGACTCCATCAACAAGTGTGCCAGAATTATCTGACCATAGCATTGCCTGCGGTCTTTGGTATTTTCTTCTACCAGTAATATAACTAGCACTTGACATTATATTCTATTACTCCTAAGTCTCTTTGAATCTACCTGCCTAATTTGTGTCATGACTGCTCTTGCAATTTCTTCTGGATTTGCATCAGACCTTACATTAACCGCCACACTATAATTATACACTGAGGCATCTGAGTATGTTCCACTATTAATTGCTTTCATTCTATCAAGCCCAAAACTATCTACTGCATATCTGCTCATGACAAATTCACCAGGTGTTAACATTGAAGGCACAACATCAGTTCCTATAATTGGACCACCCAATGCAAATCTTTTAATTAGTCCTCCAGATGACTTACCTTTAGGCCAATTAGCAAATTGCGATGCTGCTATTGAATTTCCGCCAAATCTCTTTAAATCAGCAGCAGCCTTTGCTTTAGCAGCAGCGTCTGCCTTTGCTTTTGCATCAGCAGCAGCCTTAGATGCAGAGGCCGATGAAGCCATAACTTTATCTGCTGCTTTTATAACTTTAGCATCTTGGGCTGCTAATGCATGCCCAAAGTCGCTTGGGGTTTTATTTGCATTCATTGCATTAATAACTTTTTTATCTGCTGCTGCAAGAGCATGTCCAAAGTCACTTGGACTATTATTTGCGTTAATAGCATTAATAACTTTCTTATCTGCTGCTGCAAGAGCATGTCCAAAGTCACTAGGTGTTGCACCAGCAGTTTTTGATTGTGCAACTACTTGATCATATGCAGCCTTTGCTGCTGCTCCAGGATTAGTTGTTTGTGCAACTAACTTATCATATTCAGCCTTTGCTGCTGCTCCAGGGTTACTTATTTCTGCAACCATTGCGTTATATTTATTTTTTTCATCAACTAAGGTAATTGCATTAATAACCTTTTGATCTGCTGCTGCAAGAGCATGTCCAAAGTCACTAGGTGTTGCACCAGGTGTTAGTGATGTTGCAACAATTTTGTCGTATTCACTTTTTGCTTCATCTAAATATTTAGTAAAACCATTAACTGGTCTTCCAGTGTAGTCTGTTTCTGATCCTGTCGATCCAGTTGGGATTATCGTTGTGCTTCCACCTGTAGATCCACCTGTAGATCCACCTGTAGAGCCATCTGTAGAGCCACCTGTAGATCCACCTGTAGATCCACCTGTAGAGCCATCTGTAGAGCCATCTGTAGAGCCATCTGTAGAGCCACCTGTGGAACCACCTGTCGAACCACCTGTAGATCCACTAGGTCCACTTCCACCTTCATAAACAGTTATAATTCTATGAGTTGTTATGAATTCTCTTTCTAAACTTTGCCAGTAATTTACTATATCTTCAACAATGTCTAGTGCTGCCCTCATCGCATTAGTGTATTCATCGCTTGCTGTTTTTGCAAGATCAATTCTATTTTTTATTTCTTCCCATTCAAGTTTAGTTTTGCCGAGTACAGTTAGTGATTGAATTAGTTCTCTCTTTTTAGCCTCTTCAATTCTTACTCTCTCTTGCGCTGGCTCTAATTCTTCTTCTTCAATTTTAAATATTTGATCTCTAAGATTTTTAATTTGACCTTCAATTTGTGCACGAGTATATCCAAGAGTATTTCTAACATTTGCCAATTCGTTTTCTTTAGCAGCCTCAAGAGATTTTTGTTGTGCATCAATGGCATCAGATGCTTGTTGTGCACGAATATCTTGTGCTGCACGAGCAGCAGCAGAAATATCACCCTGTGATAATGCATCAGCAAGAGTTAATTGTCCCTTTTGCTGTCTTGATATTTGCTCATTTAAAGATTTTAAAGAATCTAATGCTTCAAATCTTGCATCATATTTATCATTAATTCCTTTTTCTTTTTCTTCAATTTCAACTAACTGTGCTTCCCAATCATCAATCTGATATTGTAATCCAGCAATTTTATCTTGTGCTTTTTCGATAATATCTTGATCGCCTAAAGTTGCTTTTTGGAAGTCAATTTCAATCTTTGTTTCCATGGCAGAGAATCTTTCCATGGCCTTATCGAATCCATTTTGAAATACAGACTCTTTAAATTCTATGCTATCAAATATCTGCTGTAGTCTCTTTTGAAATTCAGGACCCCAGTCACCGTTTTTAGCCATTTCTTTAAGATTTTCGTCAGACATAATAGCCATTTGTTCAATAGTTGAAAATCTTTTTGACTCTAAAGTTTTACGTAAAGCATTTTCTTTTTCTATATTTGCAATATCTTGCTGTACTGATTTTTTAGCATCTGACTTTGTTTGCTCAGCCTGAACTTTTTTATAAAGATCTATTAGTTTCTTTGCACTCTTGCTATTTCCTTCAGAAGCAATCATTGCAGCAAGAGCGGCATCTGCAATTAATTGATGTGCTTCTGCAACTCCAACTCCAGCCTCTCTTAAAATATTATATGCTGTAGCCTGATCCTTTAATTCTTGTTGCTGACGTAATAATGAAGATTGGAAGTCTCCAGCAACAATGGAATTAAGAGCCTCTTGTATAGTTTTGGCATCTTTTTTAAGTCCTATAATATTTCCTTTATTATCAAACTTAAATAGTGAGTTCTTTCTTTTTTCGTATTCTTTTGGATCCATGCCAACAATTAATTCTATAAAGTTGCCCTTGGCGCCCAACCTAGTTAAATCTTGCTCTATACCGCCAAAGAAATCAATTGTTTTTTTGCCACCAAACAAATTATCTAAAACTTTACGAGATGCAGACCACCCCTCAGTTACCTTAATTTGATTTTTACGAACATCTCTTAATTTCTTTACAAGTTCATCTAATGGTGATGAGTCTACCTTTCCTGCTCCAGAAGAAGAGCCTTTGCTTGGTTTAGTGGTTGTATCTGTGGAAACCTGTGTTACCTTTTGTGCAGAAGTTATGTAGTAATCAATTGGTCTTTTACCTGGATTTTGCTTTAACCAATTTTCTAATTCGTCTTTATTATTACCCTCAAGGTTTGCAACAGTAGTTAGTGTTTGCAAATATACCTTTTGCTGTACTGGATCCAATGAATCAAAATATTCTTGATCTTTTCTTAATGCTTCCATTTCTTCAGTTCCTAAAATGGTTGCAGCAACTTCTAAAGAAATCTTTCCTTTTTGCTCATTTATCTTATCTATAATACCCTGTAGTTTTTCTGCTGCCTTTGGATTTTCTTGATAATATTTAAGAGCAACATCAATATCCAATACATTGGAAACCTTTGCAATATCTGAGAATAAGTCTAAATGTTTTCTTGCTTCTTCTGGACTCTTTGTTTCTATTTCGGCAATAAACTTTGCTGCAGTCTTTTTATTTTTAAACATAGAAGCAATACCCTGAACTTCATTTGCAAAAGTTCCACCAAACTTTCCAATTATATTAACTACCTTGCTTAGTGTTTTACTATCCTTACCAAACATTTCCATCATATCAATCATTTGCATTGGATCTATATTTCCAGTTGCTAGTTGCATCTTTAAAGTGTATTGTTGCTCTTGTGAAACTCCAGAGTCTTCAATTAATGTTTTTGCAAGAGGTGCAACATCTTCTAAAGCGCTACCTTTATATTTCTTTGTTATTGCTTTATCTACACCAGTCATTAGGGCTTCTCTTGTTGCCCCCTTAGATTTTTCAAACTGTGTCTGTATATCAGTAACTGTTTTACCATTTTCTAATAATAAAGCATTTCTATTTTTAATATATTCGTTAGTTAATCTTTCTGCTTCAGCCTGATCTCCTGCAGCCTTTGCATTTGCAATTTTCTTTTCATATTCTAGATCTAAAGAATCTACCATTTCCTGTTGTTGTTCAAGCGCTACTTTATTCATGGCAACAGATGCACCGCTTGCTTCGCCTATTCTTCTTTGTCTATCTTTACGACCTAAGAAATTACCAGCGATGGCTCCAACTCCAGTTCCGAGTACTGCTCCTATAGCAGTTCCAATTCCTGGAAGTATAGCGGTTCCAATTGCAGCACCTATACCTGCTCCTAAACCTGCACCTGCAGCAGTAGTGCCTGTAGTTTGAACTAAATCAGATACTCCAAGTATATTAGTCTTTCTTGCTTTATTAAATGCTCCAGCATCTCGTGCGCCCTGTGCAGCCATTCCAGCCCTTGCACGAGTTTCCTCAATCATTTTTACTCTGATAGTTAGTGGATCTTTGATTAGATTTTCTCCATTAGGTCCAAGAAGTTCTATTAATTTTGCATTTACCTGAATTCCAAAACCATAATCTCCAAGTTCTTTTCCTATATTTCCAGCAATAGATCTGGCCTGTGCTGGAGTTAATGATCCTGATATAACTCCTGTTACCAATTGATTAGTTAAGTCTGCTTGAGCCTGTTTTTTGCCTACCGCTTTAATGTTTTGACCGACACCAGCAAGCATAGACTTCCCAGTTTCTGACTGAACAAAACTTTCTCCAAATGTTGTTTTTCCTGGCTTTACATCAAATGGAGATAGTGTATCTTTTCTTCTTCTTCTCATTACTTCGCCAGCACTTACAGTTCCTGCAAATTTACTTAAATCAACAATTGATTGTGTACTTGAGTTAGTGGACTCGACTAATTTCATCATTGAGTCTTGCGCTTTATCAAAAGCCATTCTTGTTGAAATAATTGCATATGCTAAAACACCTAGTGCTGCAACAACACCTGCAATTTTTGCTGGCATCATAGCAAGCATTGATAATACCATTAAAGGCATCATTAATTGTTGAGAAACTTCTCCAACTTTACCTGGTGCCATTGATCCTGCTGCTGCAGCCATAGATAGACCCATTGCTGCTCCACCCATGCCCATTCTTTGTTTTGGCTCAGACCCATCTGCTGGAGTTGGTCTTCTAAATCTACCAAAGAATCCACCACGTCCACCATTTCCACCGCCACCAGTATTTCCTCCAGCCCCTGCTCCTCCTGCTACAAAGCCAGTTATTGCAGATTGCTGATATGCTCTCTTTGTTGCAAGTTCTTGTAGCCTTGCCTGTCTTTGTAGTTGTCGACGCAATGATTTTTGTGCTGGATCTATTGGACCAGTTCCATATAATGCGGCTCTAGACGCTGCTGCTTTTTGTGCCTGAGTTCCTTGCACTGTTGCAGCACCCAACTGTTGTCCTGCAGACCTAGCATCATCAACATATTCCTTGAGTCCTATAATAGCGCCAGATGCTATGTCTCCGCCAACCTTCTTTGTTACTCTTGACGGAGAAGCAACCTGTGCTCTTTCCATCATACCTTCTACCATGCTTTTTTCTGCAAAATCTACTAAACTAAATCCAGTTCTCTTATAGAATGTAAATCTATCTCCACCACGACGAATCTTCATTCCTCCAACATTAACCGCACCCTTGCTTCCTCCGCCAGCAACTGTTGAAAGGCCTGCAGCCTTTTGTGCTGCTTGGGATATATTAATTCTTGCCTCTCCTGCAGTTAAAGCAAGTTGATCAAATGCCTGAACTAATTTATTGTTTGCCCCCATCTGTCTCTTGGCATGATCATAGGCTTGTTTTACATGCACATCTGTAATTCTAGTGTTTGCATCAAGGCTTGTTAAATAATCTTTCATATGTGTGTCCAAGATTGCTAAATCTTGAGCAACATCTTGCATCTTCATACCACCATTACGTAGTGATATCTTCCATCTATCCAAACCTCTCTTATCCCAGTCAGCCATGAATTCACCCTTGCCAACACCACGACCACCAGCCTTCATGAGATTATTCATTGATACTGGCTTGCCTCTTGCATCTAATTGAGATGACATACCAGTTGTTATGCCAAGTTTTCCGTAAAGATTTATTTTAAGTGTATTAGCAAACTTCATTGCAACTGCTTCTACTGCCTTCATGGCTCTATCACTAATAATTCCTGCAGGCATTCTCTTAAGCATATTTGCTAAATCTAGTGCACCTACAGTACGCATTCCGCCAATATGCGAAAAGTCTCCAGCACCAACTGTTCCAACCTTAAATTGCTCCATTACTCCGCCTGCAATCATATGGCTAATTGCTGGCTTGTTGCGTGGATCCTGTGCTGGTCCTGCTGGAATAACTGCCTCTCCAGGAGTTAGCATTGCAGGTACTGTATCTGTTCCTCTTGCAAAATAGAATGGTTTTACTTTTTTAGTTCCATCTGCAAATCCTTTTCTACCCTTACCAACAATAGGTCCACCAAATCCCCTTTGTGCAGCAATTGCTCTATTATATGCAGCAACTAAAGCATTAAGAGCAGCAATTTCAGATGTAAAGGTTTGAGAAAGTCTAGTATGAACCTGATTTAATGACGATGCAACTGCTGCTGCCTTTAATTGTTCTGATGTTAAATAACTAGTCTGATCTCCTAATATTTTTGAAGATTGACCAGTTCTATTAAATACACTCTTAATGTTAACAAAAAGTTTAATAATATTAGCCAAACCATTAGCCAACAAACCAAAGGTCATTAGGAATATAGGACCGATTCCGCCCAATAATGTAGTTAATATTACTACAAATTTCTTTGTGCCGTCGCCAAGATTATTAAACTTCTCTAAAACATTTCCTACAAATTCTGCTATTGGGGTGATAGCCTTTAAGAATTCTTCTCCAACTGGGGCTATTGCTACCTTTAAATCTTCAATAGTTTTCTTAAATTTATAAGTTGTAGACTCTTCTACTCTTGCTAATTCTCGTTCTGACAAAATAGCAAGTTCTTCAGTTGTCGCTTTAGTTAACTGAAGTACACGGCTTGCTTGGTTTCCTTCTTGAATAACATTTTGAAATAGTGTTGATAAACGAGAGAATTGAAACTTACCAAACAATTGCTCAATTGCACGAGCACGATTTAGTGGATCTAGAGTATTCAATGCTTGGGCAAAATCCATAACTACGCCCTTAACATTGCCCTTATTTCCTTCAACAATACCCTGAATATTTATTCCCATTTCTGCCAACATCGCACTTGCTTTTTCTGTTGGATTAATTAAAGATGCTAAACCAGACTTAAGTGCGTTAGCGCCTTCTGATGCATTAATCCCGCCTTCTTTCATGGCAGTAAGGAAGAATGCTAAGTCTTCAACATCTCCACCTAATTGCTTAACGACTGGACCTGCTTTAGGAATTGCAATAGTTAAATCCTCAATAGATACAACTGTTTGGTTTTCAACTGAGTTTAAAAAGTTAATTTTTTTAGTTAAATCTTCTGCTGCTATTCCAAAAGCATTTGTTAAAGATATTGTTGTTTCTAATGCCTGCTCTTGTTCAACTCCACCTAATACTGCAAGCCTAGTTGCTTCGTTTATTTGTGCAAGAAGATCTGCACCCATCTTGCCAGAAGCGGCAGCATCTGCTGCCATCTTCATTGTATTTTCTACACTTACGCCATACTTTGTAAACTCTTTAGCAAGGAGTTGGATCTCCTTAAGCATATTGTCTGTCTCTTGACCAGTTGTAAATAATTCACCGTAAACACGTTTAAATCTAATGGCTTGTTCTTCAAGTGCCATAAAAGTTTTAGCAGCAGTAGTTCCAAGATAAGCCAATGGTATTGTAAAACCAACCATTAACTGTCTACCAGCCCACTGCGTATTTTTACCAAAGTTCAACATATTAGTTGAGCCTTGTTTTAATAATTGATTAAGCAATGCTTGTCTTTGTGCAGCAATCTGTGTCTGTGTTCCAAGATTTTGCATATCTAATGCGAGTGGTCTAACGGCAATAGCCTTCATTGCTCCATTGGCATCACGACCCATTTTAATATATTGGGTTTGTAAATCTTTAACTCTTTCTCTTGCTACCTTATTTATAGTATCAAATTCAGACCTAAAGAACTTGCCAAATGTTTTTGTTGCTCCCATTGAGTAGCGGTAATAATCCCGCATTGATAATTTATTTTTTTCAAGAGCATTAGTAAAAGACTCAGTAGTAGTTTTTACATTTTGCATTGAGGCAGAGAATTTGCCTGTAGCATTTAAAGAGTTTATTAAATTTTGTTGCATATTGGCGGAGACGGCTGCTGCTGCAGCGCCACTCTTCGCCATCGAGGAATGGAAGGCTGATATCTGCTTTTGTAAAAGTTTGATACTGGCTAATGCTTCAGACGTATCTATATTTACGTGAATATTAGATTGAACATCAGCCATCCATTAACACCTCTTTATTTAATTAATTATTTACAAGATTACCGACAAGAGATGCTGCTTCTGATAGTTTGATTCCAGAAGCCTCTTCTACGATCTTGTAAACTGTTGGAAGATCTAGGATTTCTTCTAGCGCATCCATATCTTCCGATAACTCTGGCTTATACTGTTTCATTGCAATAGCAACGCACTCCATAAGTAGAGTCATAGATTTTTCATTATCGTCTGCCACTCCTGCAATACCCTCGAACTTTTTCATAAAAGGACGGAGTAAAGAGATCTTAAGTGGTCTTACCTTTATTTCTGTGCCATCAATTAACTTAATTGACTTTTCTTCGTGCACGGTTGTAGCCATTAGTCCTCCTTATAAGGTTGAATCAATTATACCATAAGGGGATATTATTTTTTGGTTAAATCTTCGTAATCCAATCCCATTCCAATTCCAAATCCTGCCTTTTGTGCATTTACCCCTTGTAATGCCAAAACATCCTTTGCATTTTGTGCTTTTCCTTTACTGAAAACCCTTGCCTTCATTTCTTCCCATGCATTTGACTTTTTGGTATTTTTATCTAGGTCCACACCCTGTATTGCTGCTAAAAACTTTTTTTCTGAATAGTCTAATTCTCTTTTAATGTTTAGTGTAGCAGTTAGTTCTGGCATTGACATTGATATTTCTAATTCTTCGTAATCTTTCCAAATACCTAGTAAAAATACCTCTGACTCTAACTTTACCAGGTCTAGGTCATCCCATGATGCTCCACTGTCTGTGGCTTGCTGCTTTACTTCCTGATCTGAGTTTTTGTCTATTTTTATACCTGCTGCAATATCTACAATCTTATATATTGTTTTTAAATCTAAATTATCTTCTAACTCTTCTACAGTATTTATTTTTGGATAATATTGTTGCATTGTTATTAATGCACATCTAGCCAATGCTGCTATGGCCTCATCATCTCCGTTTGCTGTTTTTACTGTTTCAAACTCTTGCATAAATTGACGAAGATATTTTATTTTTAGTGGTGTTATATAGACTGATGTTCCATCTATTAACTTTATATACGCACTTTCATATACTTCTGTTGCCATATAATCATTATACCAAACAGAAAAGCCCAACCTTTTGGCTGGGCTAATCTTTTTATTAAATTGTATTATAGAGAACGATCTACGATTTTACCGTATGATGCGTTATCATTTGGAAGTAGGCGGAATGAAACCTCAAACATTGTTGCTTCATCACGCTTTGCTGATACTGTTACATTCTCGATTGAGAGTGCACGGTATGCAACATAGATTCTTTCAATTGAATCTGAGTCAGCGCAGTCACCAGTTCCTGGACCTACTGCAACCAAACCACGCTCTACTGGACATTCGCCAATATCGCCTGCTGAAAGATTTAGTGTTGGATTACCACTTACAGTTTCAAGATTGGAATCCTTGCCTGCAAGAGCAAACAAAAGATTTTCCAATGTTGCCTCAGCAAATGTTGTATTGAGGTTAACTTGCATGCCTTGCTTAAACAACTTGGCAACGTCAAGAACCTGATCAACAGCAACTTCACCGAAGTCTGGTTGGAACTGAAGTTCCAAACCATTCATTGTATAACCTACGTTACGGAAACCTGCCTCTGAAGATAGAGTTTCCTTGTAAGATGTACCAGCAGAATATCCTGGAAGGACACCTGCTTCTGGTAGTGGACCATCCTCATACGTAAAAAGTGCTGCTGCACCTACGATGATTTGTGTACTATCACCACGTGTATATGCCATTTATTTCACCTCTTTATTTTTCTAGAAATTAAAAGGCGTGTTTCCTCAACCACTAGTATACAGCCCTTTATTAATTTATTGAGTTTATAATATCTGGCATTTGATGGTAGTCGTAGTCAATAATGATCTTATTACCTGCATAAGTTCGGGCTGTTCCAAAGTCAACTATATCTCTTGCCTCTTCTAACTGATATATCTTAAAGTCATGGAAGTAGAACTTGCAATCCATTCCATCAATTGGACCATGATTTTTGGCCCACAAATTTACATCCTGAGCACTTTCGTCTCCACGATCTAAGAGTCTCATTATCGCCTCTTGAATCTTAATCATCCTTAAATTTGGACTTAATCCTGTAGCATAAAAATAATATAACAATTGTTCACATTTTATATGTGGAAATGGACCTCTACGCATTTTAAACATTCTGTCCCAAACAGCCATAGTGCCACCTTCTGGAAATTGTGTCTGAAGAGTTTCTAGGGTAGTTGGGCCAGTAGGAAAAAATGGTACAAGATCTGGAGATATGTCAAAAATTTGCCAGTCATCAGAACTTGAATTAGGGGCTTTGTTTGTTGATGCTCTTTTAGCAACATAATAAATACCTAAATATTCAACTAAATCATTTGTACTATAGGCAATACTAAAACTCCACAGGCCTCTATTGTTTACTTCTTCTGATATTAAAATAGAAAGTTTTTCTTGTAAATATTTATTAATCCATAGTACTGGTGTATTTAATACTGATGTAGATTCTGTCATAGTCCAACTCCTGCATTTGCTATCCAGCGATATCCAGTTTCATATCCCTTTATTTTACCGCCACGCTTGCCAGCAGATAGATTCTTTTTATATGCTACTGGGTTTTCTAAATATTTAGCAATACCACTCACCCTTAAAAATGCTTGTGTAAAAAATCTATTAAAGAATGAGTCAAATACTTTTTGAAATCCACCCTGCGCTGCTTCTCCTCCAGGATTTAAAACTTCAACTGGCTGTCTTGTAAATACTGTTTCTCCATCTACCTCAAATGCTAATGCCTGTGCTCTTTTAGGAATAATGGTAACTGGAATTCCCTGTTCCATAATTCTAGCCTTGTCATAAAATGGAACACGGGATCCATTCTTAATAGATGTAGACTGCTTAAAAGTTGATCTAAATGAAAGCCCTATTGAACTTGTTACATACTGTATATCAAATAATCTAGAGTTTGGGCTTCCTGTTTGATTCCATTCATAAACATGATGAAGCATTTCTGGATTAACCCTGGCATTTGAATCTATATATTCTTTCATTAATTCTACTGTTTCTAATCCTAGTGTATTTAGAAATGCTTTTTTGCCACCCTGAATTCCTTCAACATAGCCGATAGAATAATCAATAATATTTTTCATCTCTTTACGAAATGCAGAATTATTAAATACAACCCTCATACATCTACCGCCTGATTCTCAGATCTGCGAAGAATGAGTTTATAGTATTCAACATTTCCAAATGGTCCAGCAAATGGGTCTTGTGTTGCTATTTCAAATATTGTAGACTTTCCTGCACGTGGGCCAGATGTTTCTAAATAAATAGGATTACAATTTTTATCTTTTATGTTTGTGATAATAACATTTGTAATAGCATTTCTAGCATCTAAACTAGACATCCTTATGTCTGTTTTACATCTACCAAGAAGTATTTTGTCCTGGGTAATATTAATGTTTGGAGTTACTTCTTCTTTAAATGCAGTTCCTGCTGCAGCAAACGAGCATGCAATAGTACGGTCTAAAACCCAAGTCTTTTTAACTTCTCCATAAATTCCTTGCTCAACTATTGGATGATATACATCTGCTTGCATAGGAAATGCGAAGTCTGGAGTTTCGCATATTACCATTACAGTACCCCGACGAACTCAATCGGCTTGCGATATTTATCAAGTATCTTGTCTACAATTAAATTGCCAGTACCTTCAAATACTGCTTTATCAAACTGAATTCTAAATTGATCTGTATTATAAGCACCTATGTAACGCTTGTAATAATCTAACTTTCCACAATCGATATCATGAATAAGTAACTCTGTTGCTCTTACGATATCAGACGGTACTTTGTTGTATCCTACTTCTAATACTATTGTATAGTCCCAGCCTTTTGGAAATCCTCTTGCAGAGTAGTCAAGTTCTGTAATATCTGTTGGAGATGCTGGCAACAAAATACGAGCAGACTCATCTCTATTAATTGCATCATTAAATGTCATTGTGATTGCTGAGCCGTCTGGAATAATCTCAAATGATGAAACAGAATTTTCTAAATCATCTGCATCATAAAGCAAAACATTGTTTTCGTAAACTTTTAAAACCTTTTTAGCATCTACCCAAATAGGTAGGTAGTCTGTGCCTTGACCTGTTGTTTGAATTATTTTTTTCTTATAATAAAATTCTACATCGCATACAGAATCTATAATTGCTCTGGCTAATTCTTCGTTAGATGTATATGTTGCAATCTCACTCGCAGTAGTTCCATGATCATTTGGATTTGAATATGGCCTAACTAATGTAAAATAAATTTCTGATGATTCTGTTTGAGTGTCATCTATTTCCCAGTTATCTATGTTTATAACATATTCGCCGTCATGCTTTATTGAACTTAAATCAATGCTTACTGGACTTGATATTGGTGGGAATATTTCTTCTTCTAGGACTACTGATGAGTCCGACAAGTCTGTAACAGTATATGCCATTTTACCGCTAGACGGTCTAACATAACTTAAATACGAACCTGTCGGAACTCTCAGAATATCCATTTAGCGACCAAACTCCTTGGCTACTTCTTCTGGTGTAGCAAGACGAACATGGTTGCGAGTTAGCCATTTTTCAGCCTGATCTGGTGTGACAATGTTATATCCACGATATACCTTACCAACTCCAGGTAGACTTACATTCTTTGTAGAATGAATAGCAACTGTTTTATTTGACTTCTTAACAATAGTAGATGGTTTTTCAACCTTGCGCTCTACACGTGTTACTCCAATTACACCGTTGGCAACTTGTCCGACAGCCTGTGCTGTACTTGATCCTCCAGCAAAGTCTGATGTTGTAATTGCATCTGTAGTTTCTACAGCCTCAGTTACTGATGCCTCAAAATTATTTTCTGCTGCTACCTCTTCCACCTTTGTTTCTGGCATAGGAGCGTCCACAACTGCCTCATCAACAATTGCTGCTTCTACTAGAGCCTCTGGAGCAACAAAATTTTCTACTGGTGTCTCATTATTAAAATTATTTTCTTCCATTATTTTACCTCCTATGTGACTATTATAACAGAATACTAAAGATTAAGAGGGGGAGGAGAACTAGCCCCCTGCCCCCTCTCAAAGGTTACTGATTACAGATTATGCATCTGCAGCAGCGTCTGCCCATGCAATAGCGTCTTCTTCTTCCCATTGAATACCGAAGCGAACGAACACAGTATAT